CAAATAAGTTGCAAAATTCTATGACGGGATTTGAGATAGTTTACTTTATGTACCCGGGTACTGTAGAAGACGATTCTGGAAATTTAGCTTTCAGAACTCAATTCAGCTCTTTTTATGTTAAAGGTCTTGGAAGTAATGTTAAAAAGGGGAATTTTAATATTTACGGAAGTGCTCCTCGTTACAGTCATGGTAAAGTTGGTTACGCTTTGCATGAATGGTCTACAAAAACAGATACTTTAAATCAGTCAGATAATTATTCTCCATCATTGTTTTATTACAAAAACGAAGGCGCTGAAGGGGCGATGCAAAGATCTTCAGAAAATGCAGGTTTACCTTTTGGTTATAACATAAACTTTTCTGATTTTACGAATGGAGTAAGTCCTCAAAGAGCTTGGATGTATAGTGTTTCTAGTTTTAGGACTGGGGGTAAGACAAATTATCAAATATACAATGATTTATCTTTAGTTGCAGAAAGAAGATTTGACATTTCTTCTTACAACTGGAGAAC